GGTGTCTACGAAACTAGGGTCGATTCAGACGTTACGTTAGGCGCAGCCCGACCACCGGGAGAGTCACCAGTCCGGAAAATCGCCCAGCGTCCGGACTGGTGATTTACACGTAACGTCCATTATGCGATGCCGCTCCGGGTTTTTCGTTACCGTAACGGAAAATCCTTGCTTTTGGTCCGGCAGGGCCTATGATTCGAATATTCGTTACGGTAACGGAAATTCGAAGATGGCCAAGGATACCCGCGATACACAGACCCTCGACGCCTTCCCGGCCAAGCCATCCAGGGGTCGGCCTCGCAAGGCTGACGCGCTCTCCAATGCTGAGCGGCAGCGCCTCTACCGTCAGCGGCAGGCGGGCAAGGCACCCCAGGTGGACGCGGATGCCCTGGTTCGTCTGCAAAACGAGTTTGACCGGCACGTTGATGATGCGCGCGCCCTGGTGGCCCATCTTCGAAAGACCATTGCCCAGATGGAGCTTGAGGTAGATCTGTGCCGCAAAGAGCGATCCGATGCCATGCGCGTCAACAGCCTTTACCGTGAGCGCCTGGAGCTTGCTGGTCTCCCCACGGACTATTAGCCCCTCTGATCCTTCCCTAGTCAGGTGCCGCGCTCCCGGCTCGTCGGATCAGCTTCACCGATCCGGCGAACGGAAGCACGGGCGAAGCGAACACTTGACGTAACTCCCCCTGAAACAGCCTCAGCTCGGGAGGGAGGGACAGCTCTTCCGTCCCTGCCTCCTGAGCCCTCGGCGGCAAGAGCGGGTTGTAGGGCAGCGCCCTACGATCTTGTTTGCCGTCCAGGGTGCAACCCTGGCCGTCGGAGACATTGCTCTTGGGGCTCGGAACTGGCCCCGGAGGGGTGGGGGTGCTGTAACACCCCCACTTTGGTATGAAACTCCATACTTACCAGTCGCTCCAGGCCCTTCTTTTCCGTCGGTGAGCCCTTCTGCGCCGGTGGGTGGAGCCGGTTTCACTCTATGTGAATTACCAGTTTCCCAGAGGCGGATACCTCCAGGCTGCTGATGGCGTGTTCGAGGAAGGCGTGCACGATTTCTGAGTCTTTCAGTGGCTGGAGCCCGCGCTTCACTAGCTCTTTGTTGACCTCCACGGCCTTCTTTCTCAGCGCTTCTTGTTCGGCCTGGGTCAGTCGGATGTTTGTTGGCATGTGGTCTCTCATTCGGTGAACACCTCTACACATATTCGTGTGTGCAAGTTATAAGTGTTGACGTGTGTGCATGTGCGCGTCTACATTTCGCGCAAATGTAACGTGTGTGCATGCATCCCATGACCGTTTCCAATGACCAAGGTTCGCCAATGTTCTACGACTGGATATCCGGCTATCAGGATTTCCCGTTCGACATTCCGCAGGTGGGCAAGGTCATTCGACTGAATGTTGACTCGGAGACCAACGAGGTGCTGAGCCAGTCGTGCCCGGCCTTCCATGCTGAGGGTAGCTACAGCACGAAGTTTCGCATTCAGGTGGCAGGGCGCCGGGTGTACGTCGACGGCAATGCGAGCCGCGTTAACCGCCTGGACAACCTCTACGGCCTGACCACGCTCGCGGACAACATGGCCGTCATCAATTCGATCTTGACCGCACCGGAAATCGGTCTTCCGCCGCTCACTCGATGCACCCGGCTTGATCGTCTGCAGGACGGTACGGCGGTGGTGGACGGGTTCACTTTCACTCGGATCGATGCGACCCGGAATCTCTTCGTAGGGAAGGGCAACGAGTCGGCATATCTGCGGGCTCTGTCGAGCCAGCGTTTCCGGAACTCCATCGGCTACTTGTACCCGGACGGCGGCACCGTTGTGTGGACGCCCAGCGGGGGAGAGAAGGCCGGTCGCCTGGTGTACCCGGGTTACTACAACAAGGGGCTGGAACTGACCCGGCATTTGCTGCCGAAGGTTCTACGACGTTACGGCGCTGAGTCTGAGGAGTATCGCTACGTCAGCCAGGTGCGCGACTGGTGCGTAGAAGTCGGAGTTGTCCGCGCTGAAATCAAGCTCAAGAGCGAGCTGCTGAAGAGGGATTGCCTCTGCCATTGGGGCCTGTTCGACGAACAGCGCATCTGGGATCACCTGGGCGAATTTTTGAAGGTGGGCGACAAAATGACCCTGACCGCACATGACATTGCCAGCATTTCCGAAGAACTGATGCGTGTAGGCGTCTGCGACTCCATGCAGGCGGCTGGGCGTACTGCGACTTACGCGATGGAGTGGATGAACGGCAAGACGTTCGATTTCAACAAGTCTGCCGTGAAGACGCATCGCGCCCGTCTTCGGGCTATCGGCTTCGATATCAAGCTGCCTTTCGACGCGTCGCGGCACATGTTCTTCATCCACAACGTGCGCGAAGTCTCCCGCACCTTCGACGTGCCCGCGCCGAGCTTCTACCGGCGTCCGGACGTGCCGCGCCATTTGCGGCTGGTGGCCTGACGTGCTTGCGCCGACTCTCCAGGCTCTCGCGCTGCTCGCCGGTGCCGTCACCCTGGTTCACGCCCTCGGCGTGTGGGCTCGGTCATGAACATGAAGACTCGCATCTTCCTGCGCACGCTGCGCTTCGTTGCCTACAACTGGTGGCTGCCGTTCTTGCTGGGCAATGTCTTCGCGCTGGTCGGCTTTGCCTTCACTGCTGATCTGATTAATGACGCGTTCGTCTCGTCGCTCGAAACGGTGGTGCAGTCATGCGCACGGTGAGCTTCCAGGGAGACGGCCTGTCGGCCAGTCAGTACCGGTCGATCCAGCTTCGCCAGCAGGTGAGGGCGGCGGTGAATCAGTCCGTGTTGCAACAGCAGGTTGCGGCCACTCTCCAGGCCCTGGAGCAGCACAAAGAGCAGGGCGGTAAGCCCGAAAAGGTCTGGTCGATGATCTCCAACGAGAAGGGCACGCCGTGGGTCGGCGATGTGTTCGGGTGGCCGTGATGGCTATCGAGATCAACCGCCAGTCGTACATGGCTCTGCGCTCGGCCCTGGAGCTGGAACTGCTCGATGTCGGCATCGACTCGCCGGACCTGCTGAGCCGGCTTATGCGCCACGTGCTGGCCACCGAATCCTCGACTCGTACTGACTCGCAACGCGTGCGCCGTGCATTCGTTACGGCCCGTAGAAACCCGCTGCTGGGCGCAATCCCTCAGCACAGTCCAGGGCGCACAAATCGCCCGTATATCCGCAAGAGGAAACCCTAATGCCCTTCGTCTATCTCGGCCTGACCCGCGACGCCGGAACCTCGAAAAAGACCGGCAACGCCTACGACATCACGGTCGTGCACTTCGCCGTCGATGCCACGCAATCGACCCGGCCCGACCGCAAGTTTGCACTCGGTCTGGAGCCTCAGAACTTGCCGATCGCGCCGGAAGCGGTCAGCCAGTTCCAGCGCGTTGAACCGCTGTCGTCGGTGAACTTCGAGTTCGAGCCTGACCCTCGGAACATGCAACGCAACCGTATTTGCGGCGTGAAGCCGGTGCCGAAAGCGGCTGCTCAGGCGGCGTCGTAATTCGGACTGACTATTAAGAATCAGGGGTGATCGAAAATGGAAGCGGCAATGCAACTTTTAAGTTCGGTCACTTTTGAAAGTCTCACGGCGGTATACGGTTCCGGGTTTATCTTGACCTTTGCCGCATATGCCGTGGGTTTAAAAGTGGGAATCGTACTAAGTGCGATCCGTAAACTATGAAAGAGGTGAATCATGGCTGATATTTTCGGTGCGGTAGACTTTTCCAGCGTTTCCACCTGGGTCGTAAGTGCCGGTGTTGCGATCATCGGTATTGCGATGGCGTTCAAAGGGATCGACCTGGGCAAGCGCGGCGTTAAGAAGGCCTAAGGGCCAGGGCAGGGGGCTGAAAGGCCCCCTGTATCTTATGGAACCCTCTCAACTTACATTCACAGCGGCGGACCTTGCGCTGGTAGTTCACGCCCTGGTCTTCCATGGCGGGGTATTGGCAGCATGGGCATTTATCGCCGGTATGCGGCAGCGTTTCTAGCATTCGCGTTTTTTCTCTCCTCTGAAGTTTCGTATTCCGCGACTCGAAAGAGCGTCACCGTGCCTAGTGCAAGTCTTGTTGCGCGCGGTGGCGGCTCTCCTTCTGTTTCCGGTCCATCTTTAAAGATTCCTGGCCAGCCTGGTGTTGAGTATATTCCTCGATCTGGCGGCGGGGCTTCTGGTGTTCCGATAAAGATCATCCCGACGATTGATTTCTCGATCCCAAGGACTATTAAAGGCAGTGTTTCTTCGCTCAAGGGTGGAATTGCTGGCATTGCTGCAACTGCGGCCATGTCAATGGCTCTTGATAGTATCGGGGGCTTTATTGACGAGAATGGTAAGCCGGTTAAGAAAGTAAGTGACGCCCCTTCGGGGGCCGTGGCGGGCGTTTATTACGCTAGGCCGCCGCAAACGGTCGGGGGTGTTTATCTTGATCTTAAGTATGGGCTGACTCGCCAGCAGGCCTGCGAATATGAGGTTACTCAGAGTGGCAACTGTGTAATTAGAATTAATGGCATTGTGAGTTCTTCTATTATTTACGCCAATAGTTGTGACCCTGGCGTGTGGTTTAATGTTTCAACTGGCAAGTGCGATAGTTTGTGGAAGCCTGGCGAGCATACAGAGTCGTTGACTGACCCGGATTATGACGATATTACGGATTCACTTTCTGGTGTGGTTGATCCGAATTGGCTTAAAGATTTGCTAACGGCGACGTGTGAAGGGTCTTTGAATCCTGCCGCGTGCTATGAGCAGATGTCTGAAACCACGCATCTTAGCGGGCCTTCATCGGTAAACGGCCCCAAGACCTCGACGACGACGACGACCACGAATCCTGATGGCACTACCAGTACGACGACGAAGGACACTCAAACTAAGTATGAGATTAAGTATGGCGATAACTATATCGACTATACGGAAACGACCACGACCACGACCACGAAAGACGGTGATAAAACCGAAGAGACGACTACGACCGACACTGATGACGTGACGGCAGAAATTCCTCCCGAAGAGAAAGAGGAGGAGGGCGGTAGTTTTGAAGATGCCGAATTTCCGGAAGTTAAGCCGTTCTATGAGCAAAAATATGAGGATGGGTTAGAGGGTGTATGGCGTGACAAGCGCGCCGAATTTGAAGATACGGAATTTATGAAGTTTCTCCAGGGGTTCATTCCGTCGTTTTCGGGGCGGTGTCCGGCATTTGGGCTGGATATGAATATTGCGTCCTGGGCGAACTATGGTTATCAGCAATTCGGGTCTATCTGCTATGTGCTTGATTTCGTGAAGGCGATTCTTATGGTTTCGGCCTTGTTCTTGTGTCGCGCTCTGATTTTTGGGGGTTGATATGGCTGGGGTTTTTAAGTTCTTTACTGCGCTGCTTGCTAAAATTGTTGGGTTTGCAAAATGGCTTCTGCTGGTGTTCGCTCAGATATTTAAAGATGCGTGGAATATGGTTACGGATGTTGTTTGCTGGGTATTTGAGCAGACGCTTTCTATTGCGGCCTCGGCACTGGATGCAATTGCGATACCATTCAACCCGCAAACATATTATGCAATGATCCCAGCAGAGGCGGCTAACATGCTGGGCTATGTGGGTGTGCCTCAGGCTATAACGCTTATTGTCGGCGCTCTGGTCGTTCGATTCCTGTTGCAAACTATCCCGTTTGTCCGCTGGGGGTCGTAATGATTAACTTGATCCTGGGCCAGCCTGGTGGCGGAAAGTCTCATGAGGCTGTTGTCTATCATGTTGTTCCTGCGTTGAATCAAGGGCGAAAGGTCATCACGAACCTGGCCTTGGATATGGATAAGTTCAAGGCGTTTTTCCCGGAGTCTTGGCATTTGATCGAGCTTCGGGATTCTACTGTTGAGGTGTTCAACAATGAGAGTGGCGAGGAGGAGAGTAGGGTAGTACGCCCGTTTAGTAGGGTTGATCATTATGCGGACCCTTGGCGGCATCCTGATGAAGGATTCGGTCCGCTGTATGTGATCGATGAATGTCACCTTTCGATACCGCTGCGCGGCACGCCTGTGCCGGTTGAAGAGTGGTATTCGCTTCATCGTCACGAACTGGCTGATGTGCTGTTGATCACTCAGAGTTACGGCAAGATCAACCGTGCAATTCGTGATCTTGTCCAGGTCGTGTATCGCTGTAAGAAAGCCACAGCTTTCGGCACCAATGATCGCTATATCCGCAAGGTCCAGGACGGTCTGCGCGGTGAGGTCGTGAATACCAGCATCCGGGAGTATCAGAAACAGTTCTACGGATTCTGGAAGTCGCATACGCGGTCTTCGGCCGCAGGCCAGGAACTGGCCGCCAATGACATTGTGCCGATCTGGAAGCGCTGGCCGTTCAAAGGTGCTGCGCTGTGCTTCCTGATCGTCATCTGTCTGTCGACGTGGAACGTTACGCGGGAAAAGAAGCATGCGCCGCCGCCTAGGGTTCAGCCGGTGGCTGCGAGTGTCGATTCTGCGCCTGTAGGTGCGGCTCCAGCGGTTCCAGCGGCTCCGGTGATCGAGGCCAAGCCTCGGGGGCCTGAGCAGAAACTTCACCCGTTTCAGGGGTTGTCGATGCATCTGGTTGCAACCATGCGCGGCAAGCGCTTTCGGGATGGTGTTGAGGAAGAGTTTCTGGGCGGTTTTATCCAGCTCGCGAACAACGGGCAGCCGGTCAGTAAGGTGTCGTTTGACGATCTGCGCACCGCGGGCTATTCGATCACTTGGGAATCGCCGACGGTCGTTTCGCTGACGTACAAGGGCTTCGATATCGGTTACGTGGTAACGGATATGCCGCTGGTATCCGCAGCAAAGGACATCGCAGTAACCACGCCTGTGCAGGCGCCTTGAGGGAATCGGGAGGGCTCCCGCTTGCGGGCGGGACCCGATTCCCGGCGGTGCCTGCGTTCTCGATTAACCCCTTTGACGGTCGCTCCAGGGACAGCCCAAAGGCTCCAGGCCCTGGATATCTTCGCCCGTTTCCAGCGTCGATTTCAGCGTCGGATGACTCAGGGGTTCTTATCCATGGCTTCGCATAATGTATATTATGTTAAATTAAATGCTATGTTAGAAGCCAGGATGATTCAGTCCTAAAGCGTCAAGCCCGATCTGGCGCTGTGCTGTACGGTGGTCGCTAAGCTGCTACCTTCAACGCTCAGGCGTCCTCAGATGTCATTGCCGAGAGCCTGGTGGTTGCGATGATGACGTCGTCCTCTGAGGTCACCGTTGCCAAGTACCCCTCAGATCTCATCTCGTTGACTAACCTCCGGTTTGACTCGGTGTTTCTTACCTTGATCTTCTTGACCTTCGCGCTCACGGTTTTGAAGTCCTCATCGTCGAGCAACCCTAGAGCTGCGGCAACCTCCGGCCACTTCATCCCAGGAAGACATTGTGTCAGCATTTCAGAGCGCTGCTCCGAGGTTAGGCTCGCGTTGCGAACCAGATGTCGCAGCACAGGCATCAGCGGATCAGCAAACCTTTCGCCAGCTTTATTGGCCAGCATAGATACACGGCCGAGCTCTGGAACCGCTTCCGGTTTGCTTTCAATCGTCTCTAGGCTAAGCCCTGACCACATCTGAATTTTCTGTGTGAGTGGCAGCGCTTTGCTTTTGCTCAGAGTGAGCATCGAGTCGAGCTGGAGAGAACTGATATCGATCTCTGCCTTTGCTAGATCCCACCGTTCAACCAGGTACTGGCCTTCGAGATGTGGGCAAGTATTCAGTACGATCTCCCTGACTTCCGAGCTGTATGGCAGAAATGATGAGGCTACCAGCATGACCCACCGCCCTTCAGGTAGCGCTGCTTTTATCATTGATAGGTCTTGAAGCACGACGCCATCGAGCAATATTTTGAGCACGTCATTACTGATACTGGTGGAGCTCAGAAGATACTGTTGCAGCGACCAGTCTGCGCTCGTTGACTGCCACAGCTTGCCCTTGAGAGACGATGCGTTCCGAACGATGAAATCGGTGAACACCGTTGTGGGTTCTGATCCGGTTTCATCGCCCGAAACGTGGCCGTCTGGCGCAATGAGTTTCTCAAAAAAAATCCACACAGCGTCAGCTTTGGCTACCAGGCGATCACTCTCAAGTGCTTTTGCCCAAAGATGACTCGGGGCGTCAGTGAGTGCTTGTAGGTCACAGGTCGTGTGATCGAAGAGTCTATTTGTCAGGTCGTGATCTGCGTCCAGTTCTGCTAGTAAACTGGCCAAGGAATCGCTTGATTCATCTAGGACAGCAGACTGATCTAGCAGTGCGCTACCGAGCTTATCGGCGTGAGAAAGCAGATAATTACCGAGCCCATTGATGCCCAAAGCCTGCAGCCTACGCAAGGACACGATGCCCACATCTGCAGGTTCGGATTTGGCGTCTTTAGCATCCTGTCCAGCTTCCGACTTCGCGCATATCAGCGATAGCATTGGCAGGTTGATCTTGATGCAGCCCCAGTCGAGCAGCCTTTCGAGGTCTTCGATACTCATCGCATGGCCCAGTGAGGCAAACTGGATTGGGTAAGCCCTGAGCCACGCCCAGGCTCCCACATTGCTCTCCAATCCTGGCATCAGTTGTGAGGCGTCTTCTAGCCCGTTGACTGTAGGTACCAGATCCGTCGAAGCGTCATCGGCCAGGGTCTTGAAGTCGGATTCCGACAGGTTGTCGACGATTGCTTTGACGAGGGACTGACGGGCTTCGCTTCCTTCAAACACACCGCCCGCATCCCCCGCGTCCCTCGCATCGAAAAGCCTACGGAATAGTTTGGGTTCGAGTCGGTACACGGAATTAACAAATCCAGCCGCTTCTGTTCGGCTCAAAAGCTCGCGTACAGCGATGGCCATTCGCTCGGTGTGTTCGTTTAGGCCGCTCCTCAGTACATGGCTTAGCTGGACGTCTGCTAAGGCAGTCGCGAGCGAGGTCGGGCGGGCGCTGAGACACGCGATCAAATCGACGATGATCCCCCTACCCTCGTCGAGCTCGTCGCTCTTAAGCTTGTCCAGCACGGTACTCGGGTTGTCGACAGGCGTGGATACCTCAGGCAGCACACCACGTCTCAGTGAAAGGATCAGATCTTTGTCACCAGGCGTCAGTGATCCTTGATAGAAATAACCTAGGTAGTCGGTGTAGTCAGCGTCGAGAAAGCCATGCTGCATCAGATAGCTCACGACGTCCAAGCCCGGAAGATTGCTCCTTACGACCTCTCCATAGCCTTTCTTGACGGCGGACGTGAACGACATCCTGATGACCTGATCCGATTGCCTCTGCACCGCTGCGATTTCGTCTGCGATGGTGCTAAGTCGCCGCCCAAGCAAAGCACGCCGCCTTTCATAGGATGTAACGTTGAGTAGCTCAGCCTTTGGGACATTCCGAGATGGGGTTCTAAATGACCGCCCATATTGATCTATGGCTTCCATTGAGAGGGGCCCGGCTTGATTCATTAATACGTCGAATACCTTGTCGGTCACGAACTGCTGAAGTGTGTACCGGGTACCAGTGATTAGGACATGGGTTGCCATGTCGATTTCGGTCAATCGAAGAAGCGTGAACCAAACGTAGGCCCTCAGCTCAGCGACATTGTTGGCCAGTTCGGAGGCCCGGTCATCCCGCTCACGTCGCAATTCGTCAAGCCGTCTGGCGTAGGCGCTGTTCTGCTGTGCTTTCCAGGTCTCAAGCCCCTTAATGACGCCATAAATCGCCCCCCGCCGTTTGACCAGGTCGGCGTAGGCGCCTGGATGCAGATTGCGAATGGCGACTATCGCAAACAGCTTGTCTGGCTCAAGGCGTAGGCCGCTGGCAAGGATATTTGAAAACATATCGAACTCATTGACGATATTTTTCACCAGCCGGAGGTCATCGATGTAGTAGCAGACCGTCTCCACCAGTCGACGGTCGAGGTGTTCGCCCAAGGGTTTGGATTTGAAGGTTCGAAGGTTCAGAAGCTCCATCATCTTTTCTTGGGAGTTTTCCGAGTTGATGACGGGGATCACTGGAACGATGAGGTCAAAAAACTTGGTTTTCTCGCCGACGACGAACATTTCATCGCGCAGCGCGTAGACAAAATAGACAGGTCGTTTCACCTGAGGTGATTGCTTGATGATGAAATTGATTTCCCGCAATCGGGTGAACACGTCATGAATGCCGAATCGGTCGAGATCCTCAATGATCACCACGTCAATGCTGCTTCGCTCAAAGCAGTAAATGATTTCATCGATATTTTTGTGCAGGACGGAGCCATGGTGGGTGGTCTCCAATTTGCCGCCTTTGAGTGTCAAACCATCAATACTGAACAGCGAACAGAGCCTCAGGCACGTGTGCAGCAGGAGTATGCACCCTAACGCCGCGATTCCGACTGCGAGCGGGCTCGGGATCCACAGCAGCCATTCCAGGAGCCAGGCCGGTTCAATCTTGGGCAGCTTCTCTGCCACAGGAACGTACAGCCTCAGCGCCGCCAAGATGAGGAGGCCGCAGCAGAGTGTTTTCCACCAGATCTTCAGGCTTGAGGCCTGGTCGATCCTCTTAAGGCGGGTCTTGGGAAGAGTCTTTGCAGGGACGGAGTATAGTAGTTGCTGGACGATCGTCTCCTCGATCCGGGCAACCAGATCAGATTCAGCCTTGTTTTCCTCGGATTTAGATTCCTGCCCAGCCTTGGCAGGGGACTCGGATGAGCGCGGAGACTCCGAGGCCAGGTCGGTATCGGTAACAAGCTCATACGCCCCAGCGATCTCAGTGTCCTTGCCGAATGTGGCCAGTGAAACAAACGCGTAGACGAACTCAGGGTGTCGATGGACGAAGGTTCGAAGCACGCTGCTCTTCCCTGCCCCGTACTCCCCGGTGATCGCGATGTTCCTGACTTGATCGTTCTTCAGACCATTCAGTAATTCACGCTCATACCGCTGGATCTTCCCTGGCTCAATGAGCACTGGAGTTAACGGCTGGAACAGATTTTCATGAGAAGGCGTGGCCAAGAACGCACGTGCGGCCTGATAGGCGCTGACGGCCGCACATGGGTACCGCTTCAAGGCGGCTAGCTGGCGGCGAGTCTTATTACTCCCGGCGTTATAGGCATCTAATGCCCGGTTGTAGATGGCGCGTAAGCGAATGAACATCCGTGTCTCCAAGCAGGCTGGCGGCTACCAGGCATTCATCTGCCGAAGATTGAATTATCGATCTTGGGTCTGAGCGGGAAGGTGAACTTCCGGTGAGCCTGATGCGAGGGTTACGATGATAGCTTACGGCCATCTCCGCCTGCGAACCCTTTGTAGTGGTCAACCCATCCCGGACAGTGGGTTGAGTTTTTCTTCGGCCACCGCAGGTGGTACCGCTGGACTTCCTGCGCCGTCAGGTAGCCAGTCGGCGGGACCCATTCCGACTTCAGGCTGCGGAACAGACGCTCCATCGGCGAATTGTCCCAGCAGTTCCCCCAGCGGCTTATGCTCTGCTGCATCCGGTAGCGCCACAGTCGCTGCCGGAACAAGCGGCTGGCGTAACTGGCTGAATCCGAATGGAACAGCACCTATTGTGGCTTGCCGCGCTGTTCGTAGGCCATGTCCAGGGCCTTGATCACCAGCTCGGCATCCGGCTTGGCCGAGAACGCCCAGCCGATCACCCGCCGTGCCTGCAGATCCAGCACCGCCGCCAAGTAATGCCAGCGGCCTTGCGCCCAGATGTACATGATGTCGCCACACCACACCTGATTGGGACGCTGGACCGCGAACTCGCGGTTCAGCCGATTCGGGATATCCGGCCGCTCAACCATGGCCTGTCTATAGGCGTGCGAGCCCGGTTGCTTGCTGACCAGGCCCAGCTCACGCATCAACGCGGCGCGCATCGACCCGACGACGTCGAAGACGGTGGA